TATTGTATTGAGTATTTGGGTCTGGGACTGGAAGATCGTCATAACCTTGTTGGGTTATTCCAATTATATTATTTATTACAAACGCCCCAGTGATGCCGGTAGCTACGGACCCAATAGTAGCGTTCAGCGCACCAGCGGCCAGGGTTAGTCGTGAGCCAACGGTAATCTCTTCCACCGCCCCCGTGCCTGCCGTGTTGCGGCCAGCAAGGCGATTGGTGGCCATGGTCAAACCGCTGGATCCGATCGCGCCAGACCCGGCGGCGTCCAGGTTGCTGCGTGCCGTCGCAGCGTTGGCCAGGTCGCTCAGGTTGCTGGCTTTCACCACCAGCCCTGAGAGGTCCTGATCGCCCGTGTTGGTGCCGCTGCTGGTGCCGCTGAAAGTGCCGTTTTGCGCTGCCAGGGTGCCGAGCGTAGGGCGTCCGCTTAGGTCGCCATAGGCTCCAGTTGTGGCCACCGTGGCCAAGCCGTCGAGCTTGGCCTTCGACGCCGATGCTGCCCACCAGGACGCTGCTGCTGCCTCGCCCCTGGCGGTTGTGAAATAGAGGTTGACCGACCCTTCGGGCACCGCATCGGTCGAGCCCGCAGAGGCAATTATCTCGACATAGACTGTGCCAGACCACCGATATTGACGGTTAGTTGCCAAGCTGATGTAAAGCTTCCCTGTCTCGCCGGTTGCTGGAAACGCCACAAAATTGGCGAATTCCAGAACGTCATCAACAAACCCAGGGAGCTGGCTAGAAGGAACTGTCCCGCCGGGGCCAGTGAGATCGGCCTTTCCCGCCAAGCCCGCGGTCAGTGCCGCAGGCTGCACTGCCGTCGCGGCTAGGGCCCCCTGGGCAGAGGTGGCAAAGTCCCCCGCCGACGCCAGCGCCGCTGAGCCCAGCTCTAGGCTTGCGCGCCCAGTGGCAGCATTGAGCCCGGTGGCGCCGCCAGACCACTGCCCCCGCATCGAGTAGGCCGTATCCCAGCTGGCCTGGCTGGCGTTGCTCGGCAGGCTGAACCCTGACGGCAGGCCCAGCGTGAGGGTGACGCTACCGGCAGTGTTGGCGCTGCTGGTGCTCCAGCCGCTGGGAGGGGTCAGGGCCACGAGCTGCACCGCCCCTTCAGCCTTGGCCCTGGTGCCTGGCGCCAGCAGGCCGGCCAGGGTTTCGGTTGCCAGGGGAACCGTTGCGTCGTTCCCGGTCGAGGAGGCAATTGTCAGCCCCTCGGCCGTGCGGTTGATGACCGACAGGTTGGTGGGGTCGCCGGGGCCGCCTGGGGTGCTGCCGTTATACGCCAGGGCATTCCAGGCGGTTACGCCATCGCCGATTTTTAGCTTGCGCGTATCCGTCTCAAGCCCCCATTCGCCGCTGAGCAACACCGGGTTGACCGCAGTCCAGTTGGCTGCTGTATCGCGCCTTTGTACTTGACGTGTAAAAACTACTTGGGTAGTCATGCGCCACCCCCATCGTAAATATATTCAATCACTGTTGGCGCTGGTGGGACCGGCGCCAACGCCGCGCCGCCATCCAGGATTACTACCGTCTCTTCTGGGGCGTCAACCTTAGCTAGCCTCACCATGCTCCAGCTCAGCGCCCTGGGCTCGCTACCGGGCAGTGGCTCTGGCGGCCTTGTTGCCTTAAATGCAATGCCATCAACTACAAGAGAATGGTTATAGTCAAGATGGCCAAATTCTGCGGTTTTAATCTTTAGCAGCCATGGAATAATTTCCACTCCATCATCAAAAACCAGCTCTTTGTTTTCCTCCAAAAAACCACGGCCAGTAACGGCGCCAGCAATTACGCTGACGCCGCCCATGGAATCCAGGGCTACCTTGTCAGCCTTAGCCGATAGGGTTGCCCAGGACATTAGACAGTCACCGAGTTCAGGCGAACATTTGCCGTGGCGTCCCCATCCGCGCAAGCATTTGCAAAAAACCCGATCAGCTTATTGGTGCTTGCAACTGCGGTCACCAGTTTGGTGCTGGTAACAAAATAGGCCTTAGCCCCTTGCGCGCCACCAGTGTTGGCGCCAGTAGCTTTCGCAAGCCGCCAAACGCCTTCCAACTCGAAGGTGCCTTCTTCGCCAAGGGCCAGGACGGCCTTGCCTTCGCCTCCTGACCACACCCCAAACGTATCGCCAATCAAAGCGCCAGCCTGGGGGGCCACGTCATAAGGCGCAAAAAGCGGAAGTCGCTTGCCCTCTTGAATCCATCCATCGTTAGACATTTGTCAATCCTCAAAGGTGAATAAAAAGAAAAATCAAACGCCGGTAGAGCGGTAGAAGCCGCGCCAATCGGCGATCGTGACGTAGAAGTCGTGGCGTACCAGCATTTCCACGCCATCAGGGTTGCGCTTCTCGGTGGTGGTAATTGTGGGCCCACCTTCGCCGACCAGATAACCAAACTGAATCATGTCAATCCGGCTGGGGTTGGCGGCTAGATACCACATAGCAGTGGAATCATCAGAAAGGCGAGCTTCGCTGATTACCTGCATTGATCCGGCAAACGGGTTGACGGCAGACAAAGCATTAGGCGCGTACTGGGGCAAAAGAGCCGAAGATACAACCTGAGATGCAGCAGTATCCAGCTCAGGCGGCACAATCAAATAGGCAGGTGTCAGGTTTAGATGGGTTTTAGTTTCGTTAGCTTGAGCTGGGGCTGTTTGCTTTTTCAGTTTGACTTTGCCGGCATCAAGCCCGGCAATACCAATAGCGCCAGTACCAGTGTTGCTATGATCGGCATGAAACAACGCCCTACCGTCAAGGCTGACGGTGGCGCCCAAGCTGCCCTCAGTAAGCAGTGCCCAGGTCAAATTAGATTCAAGCAACGAACAGCCCGCACCCAGCTTCGGGGCGATGCGGCTCAAAGCAGATAAATCATCATTGATAAGCATTCGCCGGCTAATGCATACGCTTTTGCCGTATTCGCTGAGCTGATAGGTAGTCTTGCCATCGGTAAAAGTGCCTGATTTGTATTCACCATTCTCTAGTATTTTTTCGGGTACAATAGTGGCATTCAACTGCACGCCAAAATTAGGCTTAAAGTCTTTGTTGTCTGACTGATTGGCCAATACTCGCCAGGTTTGCACCTCTTCGTCATATCCTCTTAACAGTGTTTTATTAGCACTATCCATAAGAACATTCTGAAGATCAGAAGTCGTATGAAATGCTCGGTCGATTAGCTCGTTAACGCCCATCATCCGCACGTCAACACGGCTAAAACCACGCATGGTTTCAAGGTATTCCTTGGCCATATCAATAACGCTTAGCCGGGCGTATTGGCGACCTAAGTCGGTCGGGGTCTTCACCGCCTTGCATCGAGCGTCAATACCTTCCTGCAGGCCGCGTAGGAAAGTGTCGCCCGCGTCGCGGGTTACCTCAATCCTGGCGGGATGCCCGGCGCCGGCGGGGGCCTTCGCCTCAATCGCAAGGCGAGCAGCTCGCACCACCTCCGTCATAATGCCAGGCAGGTCTTTCCCCGCAGTGGATCGAATCAGTTCTTGCACGGCAGCTTCGGGGAGATCCGCAGCGCCAGCGGCCCGGCGAATGTGCAGCTCTCGGGCAACCTCGTCAGGGGCAGGATCGAAACCTTGAACAGCAGCAGGAGCGGTGACAACAGCCGGTTGTGTCGCGGCGGTATCAATTGGAGCAGTGGCCGCCGGGTCGCCCCCGGCCTTTTCAGTTGCAGTAGACATCGGGGGGTCCGCAAGGGTTGATTCTGTTATTGCATCCACCGAGCGCATGACGCTCGCCGGATCCTGACCGGCAATCACCAGCGAAACAGCAACCGGCTCCCAATCGATTGCTCGATCAAGTGGTTGATCTGCGCTGGCACGCTGCCATCTGTAGATCCGCGCATCAACAGAAAAACGCGCAGATCCATTCCTGAGGCGGGGAATGGCAACCGCCATGGCCTCATCGGGGCCATCTACCTGCACCGTGCCGACTAGGGCATTGCTACCATCCTCGGCGCGGCCCAGGTCCATCGCCGTGATCGCTCCCCAGCACGAGGCAGAAGTGCGCTGGTGGTCGATGTCCATCGGCAGCGGACGCCCTGGCCAACGAATGGCCGAACGTTCATGCACCAGCTGAACACCGTCGCCCACATCGGCGTCAGTTGAAATGACCACTGTGGCGGTCCGGTTCTGTTCATCCCAAGAAGATGGGGCGACAAGGGCCATTCGCTGGCAGGTTTGACTTTCTGTTGCCAGTGTCACCGCTGCTGTGGTCATGGGTTCGGGCATCATTCTATACTATCAAATCCGAAGTTTCGCTCGCTGGCGGTGTAGTCGGCTGGGGAGTGTTGGAAACCTGCAGGCCGCCGCTGTCGTTTGTCTGGCTGGCGTCCACCGTCAGCACCAACCCATGGACTTCTCTGGCGTCTTTGAGGTCCTTAGCAAGCTCGGCAAGCACCTGCTGAGGGACATAGCCCAACGACCGCTGAACCTCGGACAGGCTCAGGATGCCGGCCCTGATCGCAATGACCAGCGCCTTGGTCTCCTCAGGCGGGTTGATCATCTCCCGCCTCGGAGGCGTCCAGACCATCCGACCGTTTACCCGGTTGGCCATGCCGGCCATTTGCACGGCAGCAGCAAGCCGCCTAGAAACTGGCTCCAGGAACTGCGGAATCATGATGTTCCAGCGCCAGTGTCCGATGTTTCGGTGGAACTCAATCCACCCCATCCGGCCGCTTGAGAAATTGACATCAGACAGAATCCCAGTCAAGGATTCAAACGTGATGCCGTAACCAGCTGCTACTGAATGCAGATGGTGCCGTTGCAGCTCTATGAAATTACCAGCCTCTGGGGGCTTGCTAAATTCGATTGATTTTCCTGGGGGCAATACTTCAATTGCGCCAGGCTCTATTTTTTCAAAAAGGGTTGCAATTGCACTATCTGGATTCCTGGGATCAACGGAAGGAGCGACAACATTGTCAGGGTCTGAATCTGTAATAAATGCAGTAAAACAACAGGCCAGCTTGTCCAGCAACATACGCGCCTGGGCATGATCACCAATATCCCGCAACGTGAGCAGCGACGAGGCGCCCCATGGAACACCAGTGGCCTGGCCAGGGCGCCGCACATCGTAGACGTGGCAAATCTCAGAAGCTGGGATTTCATCAGACCCTAGCTGCGATTGCCTCCAGTCGCTTTCGCCTGGATGATTCTTTCTGATAAAATAGCTTTCTAACTTGCCATCATCATTGTATTTCTTGCCAAAAATAATACTAGAGCCGTTATCTTTTGACATATCCAACCAGTCTGGCTCTAGTACCTGCAAGGTGAGTGGGGGAAGACCTTGCTTAATTAGGCGTTCATCAATGCGAAAACGAATCAGGCAACTGCCACGAACTGCAACCGTGCGACCAACTAAAGATTGCAGTCCGTAAAAGTTTAATTTTTCATAAAAATCACAAAGCGGTGATTCTGCCCAATCTTTGTAAATTTGCGAATATCTTTTATTTTTATTAACTGGTTCTCCTATAATACCTTCTCCGATCCAGTTAGTTACAATTACCTTAATAGCCTTGTCTGCCCACGCATCGGAGTCTACTTGATCCTGATGCCTTGATACAATCCGCTGCAATACTTGGCGAAGATCAGAATTGGGGCCTCGGCTTTGCTCATACCACCCATCGGTTCGACGCGACTGCTTACCTGCTTCCCACGCTCTGAGATTGGCTTTATACAGCTCAGACTGTGCAACTTTTAATTGATTCTCCAACTGCGCTTTTGTGCGTTTTCCCATACTTAGGCTCTTTGGAAAGTCTGGTAAATCCGACGTACCGGCCTAGTCTGGCTGTTGGCTTCCACCTCGGCAGCCATAATCCTTTCCTGTTGCTGCATCTCGGCAAGCGAGCGAAACGTCATCTCTCGGCCGTCGCTAAACCGGGTCTTCAAAACCCCGCTAGCCATTGAGGCTCGCAGTTCCGCTAGTTGCTCTGCTGTGTAGCTCATGTCGCCATTATACCTGCTACCAGAAGCTGCTGGTCTTGCGTCGGATCGGTGCCGGCGCTGCCCCTCCCCCTCCCGTCCCCGGCGCATGGGTGCCCAGGCTGCGGGCGAGTTGGGCCCACATGGTGCCTGCTGCGTAGTTGCGTTTCGCCAGCTCCAACATCGCCAGGATGTAAACCTCCAAATCCAGCGGCTCGTTTCGGGCCCTTTGCTCATTCCGCCATTCAGACTGCTCAAAACCTCTGTTATTAATTGTGGTTACAAGTTTCTCGCAAGTTAAACCCTTAAAGTATTCATCTTTTGCATTTTGCCCAAAGTGCATAAATCCCGGCCCTGGTTGCTCAATGTTTAACCTTCCGTAGATAGTTCGCTTTAATGTGTGCGTGTTTATCATATAAAGAGTAACCCCTTTTTTTATTTTGCGACCGCGTAAATTTACGTCTTGTTTTGTGCCATCGCCAAGGGTTTTTGCTTTCTTGTCGCTGCCGCCTTTGACTGCTACCACTCCCTCGTTGACCCTTTGGCGGCAGTAGTCATAGGCCTCATGCGTAAAGTGTCCCCCAGTGTCAACCGCTGTTTTGTAAACGGTCATGGTCCCGCCGCTTGCATGATTAAAAACAGTTTTTCGAATAACGTCGATCTGCTTCCATACTTTATCTTCTGCTGGATTTCCATATACCTTTTCATGCCATATCAGCCAGCTTTCTTCGCCCACTCCAAAGCCCTTGACCTTGATCTCTAACCAGGTGTCTTGTACGTCAACCGCCGCCAGCAACAGCAACACCCCATCTGGACAGAACCCGCTCGGATACGGGTTTGCCGCGGCGCGCTGCATCAGGCCATCGGGAGAAACCTTGGCTGTTGCCGGATCCTCCCAGGCCTCGGCTGCCCGCTTGTTGACCCAGCCTTTTAGGAGCATGGTGTCATTTTTGGCACGCAAAAATTCATCTCGGATCTTCTCCCAGCTCAGCCAGCCATAGGGGGCATACCAGCCAGGCAGATGAAACCCTGCCGTCTCGCCATCGCCCTTGGCAGTAGCTCCCCACACCCCCCCGGCCAGCATCGCCACCTTGTGGTTCTGCGCCAAGCGCTCACCGCACGCCG